GGTTTAAGTCAAGATGGGGTGATGTATTTTTTATTAAGAAAGACCAAAACCTAAAAGAAAGATATGAGAATAATCATATTGGAATGAGAAGAGCAACTTCTGTTGGTGGTACTGTTACTGGGCAGGGTGGAGACTTTTTAATTGTTGATGACCCCCTATCACCACAAATGGCAAACTCAGCAACTGAAAGAGAGAACGCTAATGAATGGTATAGGACAACATTTTACTCAAGACTTAACCAAGCAGACATTGGAGTAAGAATTATAATTATGCAGCGAGTACATGAAGATGATTTGAGTGGATTCTTACTTGATAGAGAAACAAGAACTAAATATAAACACATTTGCATACCAGCAACAAATGAAGATGGAAATATCAAACCAAAATCACTAGTTCAATTTTATAATAAAGAAAGCGGACTGTTTTGGCCAGATAGATTTAGTAAAGAAGTTTTGAATGATTACAAAAGTGCTTTAGGTAGTTATGGATATGCTGGACAGCTACAACAAACACCAACACCACTAGATAGTGGTATGATACACAAAGATTGGTTTAAAATAGATAGATATAGAGTAGAAGAAGCAACAGTTAACTTTGTTATTGACCCTGCATATACTGCAAATCAAAAAAATGACCCATCAGCACTACTAGCATATACCTATAAAAACAATAAATGGCAGATAGTAGATTGTGTAAATGTGCATAAAGAGTTTCCAGAACTTGTAAAGTTTATACCACAATGGGTAAAAAAGAATGGTTATACACCAAAAAGCAGAATATATGTAGAACCAAAAGCATCAGGAAAGTCTATAGTTCAAACATTAATAAGAGAAACAGGACTAAATATTAGAGAAGATAAGCCGCCAACTAAAGATAAAGTAGCAAGAGTAAGTGATATTAGTGCATCTTTAGAGAGTGGTAGAGTAAGTTTGTTAAATGGCGACTGGAATAGAGAGTTTTTAGAGCAACTAACTAAATTTCCAGCAGCAAAGCATGATGATATGGTTGATTGCTTAGTTATGGCAGTAAATAAGGAGATTTGGAGTGGAAATGGCAAAGTAGTGTACTTTAATTAACTTTTTTTTGCAGTTTGTCTAAAAATTGTGAAATTATTTCCTTATACAACTACTATTTTTGCATTGTTTTGAGTAAAAGTGAAAAAATTGTAAAAAAATTATGAAAAAAACAGAAAACGTATATCTAAACACTAAACATGAAAAAATAATTGTAAAATTAACAAAAGATGTTAAGAGGCACGTTTATTTTGCTACAGATGATTATGATGCAGAAAAATATAAAGATTTTTTAGAGGTTTTAGATTCTGTTTTTGTTTATTCTAATAATTTTCATGACATAACATATAAAATAGATAAAGAAGATGGTGTTATGGCAGAATTTTTGTTTTTTATACCAAACACACTATTTTATACTGCTGTTGGTTTTTTGATTGCACTAAGAAATGAAAATAATGAAAAAACAGTGTATAAATACTTACAAAAAATTAGTAAGTGTTGTGAAAATGCTACAAGTGAATTGACAGATATTCTTATAGATGAAAAGGAAAAAAGAAAAATAAAAAATACGATTTTACAAAACACACTATAAAAAACTTAAAAATGATAGAAATAAAGATTCAAGACAAAACATATGAGATTCCAACAGAATGGAAAGACATTACACTTAATTATTGGTGTGGTTTATACCAAATAATAAACAAATACAATAAAAGAGACGAAGAGGGTAATGTAATAGAAGACAAACACACTGAGGTTGAATTATTAAGAATGAACAGAGATATTTTTATGTATTTAACTAAAATAAATGAAAATGAAATGAGTATGCTTGATGTAGAAAGTGTTCAAAATGCTGTAACAACTTTCAGTTCTGTTTTACAAAAGTATGAACCAAAGGGAATTGAAAGTTTTGAATTAGAAGGTAAAACATATATGTTTCCAAAAGAATTTTTAAAAAGAAACACATTTGGAGATTATATAGAATCAACTCACTTAGATAGCACAATAAAAATGATGAAGCATGGAAAGTTTGATGTATTGCCAGAGCAAATGGCTATACTTTGTAGAGAGGTAGGAGAAGAGTATGATGATGATATAATACCAGAAAAAACTGAAAAGTTTAGAGAGTTGACAATGGATATAGTTTGGGAGTTCAGTTTTTTTTTGACTATGCAAAGCATAAGGTTAGCAAAGACTTTTCAAACATCTTTAGTGAAAGAAGAGGGAGTGGAGGAAAAAACAGAGTCTCTACAGTTGGACTCTACAACAAGTTTATAAAACCATATGGCTGGTTAAACAGTTTGTATATGGTAGCAGAAAAAGGAGTATTTAAAATGGATGGTGAAAATAATATAGATAGCGTAAAAAAATCAAACTTATATAAGGTTTTGACTTATTTAAGTTGGAATACTGCAAAAAATGATTATGAAGTTGCTGTTCAAGAGAAAATACATAATAAAAATAATATAACATTGTAAAAATGGCAATAACAAGATTAACAGATATAATAACAGTATTTGAAAGTAAATGGACTTATGGAGATGTTAAGTTTGGTTATGAACCAGATGTAAACCAAGACCACGACACTAAATACCCATTAATGCTGGTAGAACCTCCAGTTTCAAGTATTCCAGAAATAAATAATGGTAGAGAAGAATATACATTAGAACTAAACTTTTACAATTTATATCCACAAGCAGCACAATCAGTAGTATCACTACAAAAAAGATGGGATAATTTACAAGACTTAGCTAACGAATGGTTAGATATGGTTTTAAAAAATTATTTAGAAAATAGTGTAGGAGTATATCTAAATGATGAAAGTATAGAAATAGAAAGAGTTAAAGATGTTGCTAACGATAGATTAGTTCAGATAAAAATGACTTTTACAATAAGTGCATTTACTAAGTGCTTTAGACCAGTATCTAATTATCCTTCAGACTTTGCAAATCTTGTTGTTTGGCTAAAAGCAGATAGTGGTACTACATTTGATATAGCAACAAAGAAAGTAAGTGCATGGGCTGACCAATCTGGTAATAGCAACAGTGTAGCACAAGCAACAGCAGCAAATCAACCAACTTGGGTTGGTTATGATGGTATAAACGATAAGGCATACATAAACTTGAATGGTACTACGGACTTTTTTACTTCTAATGGTAATTCTCCTATATTAACAGACTTCACAATTTTTGTAGTAAGTAAAGTGTCAGCAAACAATAGTGTTATTTTCTTTTACGAAAAAACTGGTTTACCTGCAGGACAAATTGGTTCTATACAAATAGCACCAGTGTCAGGAGTACAAAAAGTTGCTATAAATGATGGAACAAATAGTATTGCAGTAACATCTAGTTCTGAATCAGCATTGAACTCACCAAATATAACTACAGTAATAAAAAATAGCAAAACATTAACTTTAGAATATGATGATGCTACTGCTTCTACTACAAATTCAACAACAAACTCTTCTTTTGATGCGACTAGAACTTTTAACCATACTACCTTCAATATTGGTAAAGCAACAACTTATATGAATGGAGAGTATAATGAATTAATAATATATAATGGAGTTTTGTCTGCAACACAAATATCAGATGTAAAGAATTATTTAAATACAAAATATAAAATATATTAAACTATGGCTAATAAAATAAATGGAACTTGTACTTGGGGTTTTATGCCTTTAACTTGGACTAGTGGATGGGGTTCAAACACATATAATGCTTTTCCTTCAAAACACACAAATTATCTTAAAAGTGTAAATGACCCTTTGAGGTTTCAAGTGCAGTGGCACTTTGGTAATATAGATGAAGGTACAGAACCTTCTGCTGGTAATTCTACCTCAAGTGGAGGTGATGTTCTTGGTGATGTGGTAAATATTATATTTGATGTTGAAGTAACAGTAGATGCTGCAAGTGCAGGTGGTGCAACTTATAAAAAAATTGCATCTATAAAAAAATCAAGAGATATAGCAAATAGAAGGTATCAAGATGACTCACAGCCATTGGGTCATAGATTTACAATAGACATTTCATCTATATTAGCAGACCAACTGTCTTATAGTTTGTGTCCAATAGGTAAAGGAACTTGGCAAAGCAGAAGATATGGAGGTATGAATGGTGGACTAGTAAATCAAGATAACGTTCTAAACACTTCTGGAAGTGTTGGAAGTCCTATCAGTGATTTTAATGTAAGTTATAATGGTACATATTTAAGTGTTAAGGTAACACCTTCTTGTGAAATTATAGATGCAGATGGGAATTTGCAAGTTGTTACACATCAAAACACAATATCAAATCATTCTGCTGTATTTAGTGTTATAAATTCTGTAAATCAATTTGATTTAGACAAAGTTTATTATGGTTCTGCTTTTGATGATTCTATGTATGCTATAGATTCTACAAGATTGAGTGCTGTAGCACAAAACGATTTTTTAACTAAATGTCCAAACTTTACTTTTGACTTGCAAACAAGACCAGAAATAATGCCACTAGTAAGAACAACAGATGAAGCACTTTTTGTTCAATGGTATGCAAGAAGGGCTGTTGAGAGGGTTATCAACACGTCAGATACAAGTGTTTCTACTGATTTACAACATACTTGTGCTGGTTTTGCTATAAGAGTAGATACTTTTGACTATAGTAATAGCACAAACACACCAACAGATACTTTTTACTTGATAGATTGTAATAGTCTTGCAGATACAGACACTTCAGGAAATTCAGGATATGCTCATGAAGTTTTAGCTGAATACCAAATGGGTAATTTTATACAAAATATATCACCAAAATTTATTAATGATACTGCTGCTGTAAAGTCAGAAAACACAAGTCGTTCTGGTTCTTTTCCATATTGGAGTACATACAGTGGAAATAAAATAACAGACAATACAAACTTTTATTGTGTAACTTTTGTAAAACAAGCGGCTTCAGCAACAGCAACCGCAGATGGAGGTAGAAGTTTAAGTGTAGTAACAAGAAGAAGATGGTTTAAAATAGATAGACAGTCAGATAAATTTGCTTTTGGCTTTGTTCGTTTTCACTGGTTAAATTGTAAGGGAGGTACAGATAGTTATACAGCAAGAAGAGATGTTGTTGAAGGTCTTAGCGTAAGTAGAGATATTGTAGAGAGAAAAAGTTCTGATAAGACTTGGATTCAAAACAGAGCAACTGCTGGAGGTGCAAATTTAGATACTTCATTTGTTTCTGACACAATGAGAGGTGGTAATATTTACAAAGGAGGTAGAGAAGTTAAAAGTGTTTTTGCAGATAAAACAAACAGTGTATATACTGAGCCTTTAATAAAAGCAGAAGCAAAATGGTTGCAAGAAATGTTATTATCTCCAAATGTGTGGGTAGAAATGGAAACAGGTGCTTCTAAATTTAACAACAACATAAATTCTTATCTAAGACCATCTACAAAAGAATATATTCCTGTTCTAATAACAAACAGCGAAGTAGAAACAGTTAATGAAGAACAAGGATTAGTAACTTTTAATATTGAATATACTTTAGCACACAAAGTTAACACTCAAAGAAATTAATATATGTCTGTAAAAATAGAAATATTACAATATAAGCACAAACAAGACAATAACATAAATTGGTCAAATGATGCAAACAAATTGATTGGTTGGACTGCACAGTCTGGTATTTCTATTACAAATAGTGGTAGTAGTAATTCTGTCAAGTTTTCTTCTAATGCTTCTGCTTATACAGGTCAATATAATGGTGCTTTTATTAATTTTCCTCTAACTAATAGTCAAACATATAAATTAACTTTCAACGTAGTTGGTTTTAACAATAATGGTCAGGGTGCTAGTAATGTTTTTATATTAGGAAATTCTGGTGCTGGAGGTAATAATACTTATAGACCATTTGGTAGTAATCCAATTACTTCTGGTGGTGTTCAAACACATACCTTTACAGTAGACACAAGTCAAAACAATAATAGTGATAGTTTTAGATTTTTAATACAGTTGACAAATGGTGATAATGCTGATAAAGTCATGAGGCTTTCTGATGTAACATTAGAGAATAAAACTGTATTAGATGGTATAAATTGGTATGAAAGTGTAGTTGGTGAATTAGACATAACAGATAGCAGAAACTTTCCTTTAGCTTTGAATTTTCAAATATCAGATATAAAAGACATAACATCAACTACAGGAGATTTTAGTAAAACATTTAAAGTTCCTGCAACAAAAAATAATAACAAACTTTTAAAACATTTATATATTGCTAATATTAACACTGATTTATTGACTGGTGGTCATGGTGCAGATGTTACTGCTTCTTTAAAATGTAGAATTATTATAGATGGGTTACACGCTATAAATGGTTTGTTAAAAGTAACTGGTGTGGCTGGTTTTGGCGTAGAGGCCTCTTATTATAATTGCATATTTTTAGGAAGTAATTTAGGATGGGCAGATGAATTAGATGGTGTTTATTTACATGAATTAGATTGGGGTAATAATAATAAAGGTCTTCTTTATAATTATGATACAGTTAGTGCTTCATGGAATCAAGAAGACTCAGACACTCTTGCAGATGGAACATCTAATACTAATATGTTTGTATATCCAATAGTATCTCATGGAGAATATAATGATGGTGGTATAAACAATACTATTCAGATGCTTGGAACAAAATTTGCTCATGATGGATTTAATTCTAATCAAACAGGTTATCAAGGCCTACAAAATGCTGGTGGAGGATATGGAACGCCAGACCCACAGTCAGATTGGAGACCAGCATTATGGGTTAAGAAAACATTAGAAAAAATATTTCATTCTATAGGATATTCTATAGATTCAACATTCGTAAATACTCAAATGTTTAAGCAATTAGTTTGGACACTACCAAATTTTAAATGTTACAATACAGATGAAAAATATGCTGATTTTTCTTTAGATGCAACATTTGATAAATCAGTGAATCTTTCAGCACATCAAACTTCTGTTGATTATGCCCATCCTACAGGTTTAAATTATAATGTATTACAATATGTAGGTTTTGGTGTAGGATTAGGGGCTTTAAACACTCAGTTTACTTATTCTGCTGCAACGAATAACACACAAATAAATTATAATGATGCCGCACCTACAGACTGGACAGCCTTTAATAATTATGACCACACAATTTATCCTGGCAAAAACGCAACTACTTTAGCCACAGGAGGTGGTTCTTACTTTACAATAGAAGAGTATGGATATTACAATATAGTATTAGATGATTGCAGTGTTCATTGTGCTAATTTGCAAAGAAATGGGGCTACTATTCCAAAAAGCTATACTAGTTTTGGTGCTGGTGACCAACTTAGAGAAGCAGAGTTTGTTATAGAATCAATACAATATAGAATACAAAGGCAGTCACCAGGTCAAACAAGCTGGGATAATATAGCTACTGCAAATGATGATGACCCACAATTCAATATTGCTGGAAGTTCAGGTGCAACAAGCACGAAAGAATGTTATGGTGAATTTCTAGCAAACGTAAATGTTGGGTCTGGAGGGGTTAATGACCAGTTAAATGAATATTACCCTTGTGTTGATGGTGATGCTAGTGCTGGTGGTAACACTATAGATATTAACGATAGTATTGATTTTTCAGTATGGTTAAATAAAGATGATAAGATTAGAATATTACTACAAGTACAACAAAGACCAAAAACTTGGAATACAAACTGGCAAGGAACATACACTATAAGTTATAGACCAATAATAGGTAAATTTAGTATAAAGTTAGACCCAAGCGTTGTAGAATGGGGTCAGACATACGACTTAAAAGATGTTATAAATCCAGACCTTAAAGTTGTAGACTTTATAAAAGGAATAAGTCATTCTTTTAATTTAAAACTACAAACAAATCAAGAGCAAAGAAAGGTAACATTTGAGCCATTTTCAACTTTTTACAAACCATTTTCAGAGGCAGTAGACTTTACATACAAATTAGATAGGTCTAAATTAACAGAAGATAAGTGGCAAAAAACAGAATTAAAAAGAAATATAATATTTAAATACAAAACTGATGACAAAGATAAAAAGGTAGAAAGTAGAGGTATCAAATATTTTGATAATGTTATTGATGAATATCCATACCAAGAAGTTTTACCTGTAAACTTTGAAAAGGGAGAAAATGTTTATGAAAATCCATTTTTTGCTGGTACTTACTGTCCTGTAGACCAACAAACGAGAGGTATTTTTACTTCTTTTCTTGGTACGCCTCCAACAGCTTGTTTATGGGAAGATGATATTTCTTCTTCTTCTACATCTAGGCCAGACAAAGGTTACGAGTTTTTACCAAGACTATTATATTACAACAGGTATGATGATGTAACTTTTACAGCAACCTCTGCAGATAAAATAAAATTTTCATTTGTTCAAGATTGGAAAGATAGCACATTTGTTTTAAGTGCTGCAAATAGTTTACCCTTTCCATTTAATGTTGCAACACAAGTAAATATTTTTCCTCATGCTGTTTCTTACAATAGAGAAAAAACAACATATCCTGTTTTAACTTATGGTAGTGTTAGAATTAGAGAGTTTGATGATGCAACAGGTAATATTGCTGACTCTGTGATTGGTGAAGGACTGTATGAAACATATTATAGAGAAATGTTTGAAATGTTAAAGTCAAGACCAAGAATAAGAACAGTTTTTATAGATTTAAATACTACAGATATAATAAACTTAGATTTTAGAAAGCTGATTTATATTGATGGTGTTTATTTTAGATTAAATAAAATTATAGACTATCAACCAAATAAAAACATACCAACTAAAGTAGAATTAATAGAGTGGTTACAATTAGGGGCTTTCGCTGCAAAAGCACCTGCTTTAGATGAAACTATTATAATAGGAACTGGAGGTAGTAATGGTACAGGTATACCAGATGGTGGTAATAACAATTTAGGTGCATAATATGAGTGATAAAAGAAAAAAAATATCAGATAGAGGTGTGGCACTGCAAAGCGGTTTGGAAGTTTTTACTTCTGTAACTGTTTACAGTGGAGAGTATGTAAATTTTGGCAATGCTTTTGCATATGGTACGCAACTAGGTTCTCAAGGGGCACACTCTACAACAGAAACAGAATTTGTTATTGACTCTCTAGTTTCACAACCACCATCTATTGTTGGTGCTTGGTATAGATTTAAAACTTCAGGTTCTCCATTTACAGCAATAACTGCACCTGCTAGTGCTAGTGGTTATTTCATTTTTTATGGTCAAAAATCTGGAGGTAATAATAGTTATGGTGGTATCTACCAAAAATTATCTGGACTAAATATTGGATATGAATATAAAATAACTGTTCAAAGTGCTATAAGTGCAAGTGCTGGAACAATGTCTATATGCACATATTATCCACATTTTTATTCTGCAGGTGACACATATGATTCAACCAGCCAACAGTATATAAAATCTTCTAATGCGGAAATAACATTTCCAGTAAGTAGTACGAGTACAGGTATAACAGAAGCTACATTCAAAGCAAAAACAAATAATGATGTTTTAGTTATTTACTTTACAACAGAAGATACAAGTTCAATTAATGTTGCTATAACATCTGTATCAATACAAGAACAACAAGACTATGTGATACCTACTTACGTTAACGATAAATTTGGTGTTGCACATAAAACTTTAAGAAGACCTGATAATATAATAACAGACGAAGTAGTAAACGATATATAAAATGTTGAAACTAACACATACAAATAGAACTTTAACTGAGGTAGGTGTAATGCTTAGAAAAGGATTGCAAGATGAACTTATTGCTCAAAAGCATAACGCAACAGGTAGATTAAGTAGAGGTTTAAAATATCATATAAAAGATAGTGTCTTAAACATTATTTCATCTGTTAGTTATTGGAAAGCAGTTAACAATCCTAAGTTTGCAAAAAAACCTAACATACTTGCAATTAGGTCTTGGGCAAAAACAAAAGGACTTCCAGCCAAAGCAGTATTTCCTATATGGAGAAAATTACAAAAAAATTATGGTCAGCCTTATGTTAGATTTACAGAAGGTAATAATATAAAAAGAACAAATTTTGCAGGATTTACTGCAGATAAATTTAGTAAAAAAGTAGCAGATAAATTAGCACCATCTGTAGGTGTAGATGTGGCTAATATGATAGCAGATAAAATTAGAAAAAATACAAAAACAAAAGTAACAGAAGGCTTTTAATATATAAGATATGGCAAATACAGAAAGAATAGTAGTTCAGGTAGTAGTACAAGGACAAAAAGATTTAGCAAACTTAGAAAAAAGGACAGGTTCAGCAACTAAAAGTTTTGGTAAAATGGCTGCAGGAGTGTTGGCTGCTGCTGCCGCTTTTAGAACTGTTAACCAAGTAATAACTAATAGTGTTAAGTCTTTTAGAGATTTTGAATTTCAAATGGCTAAAGTTAGAGCAATAACAGGTGCTGGTAGAAAAGAGTTTTTAGCATTAGAAAAATCAGCAAAAGATTTAGGTCGTTCTACATTCTTTACCGCACAACAAGTTGCAGAGTTACAAACTAATTTTGGTAAGTTAGGTTTTACTACAAAAGAAATTTTAGCAGCACAAGAAGCAACACTTAATTTAGCAACAGCGACAGATAGTGATTTGGCTAGAGCAGCAATAGTTGCTGGTTCTGCTGTAAGAGGTTTTGGTTTAGATGCTTCAGAGACTCAGAGAGTAACAGATGTTATGGCAAAAGCCTTTACATCTTCTGCATTAGACTTAGAAAAGTTCCAAACATCTATGACTAAAGTTGCACCTATTGCAAAATCAGCAGGTTTTTCTATTGAAGACACAACTGCTATTATGGCTCAGTTAGCAGATTCTGGTATTGAGGCCTCTATTGCAGGTACATCTTTAAGAAATATACTTCTAAAAATGCAAGACCCAAATTCTGATTTAGTTAAATCGTTTGGTACAACTATTCATTCACTAGATGAATTAGTACCTGCATTAACTAAATTTAGTCAAGAGGGAGGTAGTCTAGCAGAAATCATGGAGGTTGTTGATTTAAGACAGGCTGCTGCATTTGAGCAGATGATTACAAGTAGAGAAAGAACAGTTGAATTAAGAGATGCTTTAGAAGGTGCTAGTGGTGCTGCAGCACAGATGGCACATATTGTTGGAGATACATTAGAGGGTGCTTCTAAAAGATTAGTGTCTGCTTTTGAGGGATTGCAAATAGCAGTTGTAGAAAAATTTGGTGAAGGCATGAAAGCAGTAACTGATGGATTTGCTAACCTTTTTAATGCTATTACAGATATTATAGAAACACCATTATCACAAAAAACTGATGAGGATAGAATTGCTATGAATAATTTATTTAATGCAATTCAAGACGCAAACACTAGCACTGAACAAAGAGATAGACTAATACTAGAACTAAACGCAAGGTATGGCGATTATTTGCCTAATTTAATTGATGAAAAATCATCTTTAGAAGATATCAAAAAAGCACAAGTAGAAGCAAATGCAGCGTTACTACAAAGAGTAAATATATTAGCAGCAGAAGAAAAACTTGCAGAAATCCAAAGCAAGATATTTGAAAACAAACTAGAGGCAGATGATTTAGCAATAGAAAAACAAGATATATTGAACAAGCAATCAGATGCTCTTGCTAATACTAATGAAAGATTAAAAACCTCATTTAGAAATATTGATGTTAATGTTTCTAATGCCAGTACAGCCTTATTAGATAATACTGCAAAAATGGATGAAAACAAACTAGAGGCAATAGAACTTGAAAAAGAGTTAGAACAAGCAACTAAAATTGCTAATAGTTTAGGTGTTGGAGTAAAAGATTTAAATGATGAAATAACATTAAACACAGAGAAAACTAATAAAAATACTGAATCAGCAAAAGCGAACACAGAGGCTAAAAGAGAAGAAGCAGACATAGATGCAGAATTATTAGCACATCAACTTCAATTACAAAGTTTGGGTTTATTAACTAAACAACAAGAAATACAATTACAAAAAGATTTAAATACAGAGAGAAGAAAAGAAATTGAACTGCTTCTTGAAAGTATACCAGCAACAGTCATGTCTGTAGAGGCAAGAACAGCATTACTAAGCGAATTGCATCAATTGACTATGAATAATGGTAAAACTGAAAAACAACTTAAAGATGAACAACTTGCTCAAGATTTAAGAAATGCAGCGTTATCAGGTCAAAGTGCTATACAAGCTATGAAGTCTGCAATAAGGGCAGAGTTAATGGAAGCAGTAGCAGGATTTGCATCATCTGCTTTTAAGTCTTTACCTTTCCCAATAAACATAGGTGTAGCAGCAGGTGCAGCAGGTATAGTTGGAGGAGTTTTTGATAAGTTAGTAGGTGGTATTCCAGATACTTTTGCAAATGGTGGTATGGTTCATGGTCGTTCACACGCACAAGGTGGAGAGAAGTTTGCTGTAGGTGGTAGAGTGGTTGAGTTAGAAGGTGGAGAGGCTGTAATAAATAAAAGAAGTACAGCAATGTTTAGAAACCAATTATCTGCAATGAACGCTGCAGGTGGTGGTGTTAAGTTTGCTGATGGTGGTCTTTTAAATATGCCTTCATTTTCACAACAACAATTCAATGCTTTAAATCAAAATCAAATGATGGGTGCAATGAGTTCAAGTAGCGGAGTAGTAGTTGTAGAGGCGGATATTACTGAAAGTCAAAACACTGTAAATGTAATTCAAGCACAAGCAACTATTTAATAATTTAAAATATAAACAAATGTTTGTTGATAAAAAAACCAAATTAGAAAGATTAGATATATGTAAAAGTTGTAGTTTTTACCGAAACTTTTTGTTATTAAAAAGACCTAAATTTACTTATGGTGCAAGATGTGCTAAATGTAAATGTTTCTTAGATGCAAAAACATCACTAACAAAAGAGTTCTTTGGTAAATGTCCAGAAAACAAATGGTAAAACTTTACATATGAATTTAAAAGAAATCGCAGAAAACTTTAACAAAGAAAAAAGAAAGTTTATGACTGAAGTAGTCATAAAGCAATCTAACCACACTCGCAACTTTTCTACTTATCACGCTGAATCATTAGATATTATGTTTGCAGAGTGGTATCTATTATTTCCAACTAATAAACAAGATATTAATTGCAACTCATGCAGAAAAGCAGTTGTGAAGTTTTGGGAAACAATGGTAGATGAGTGGATAGAAATTGAAAGAAAACCTAAAAAAACTAATGCATCAAAAAAAGCAAAGAAAAAATAAAGTTGATGTAGTAAAAGACTTTATTGATATTACAGGTATAGCTTTAGAGAAAAAGTTTGGTTTATATCCAACCTGTAAAGATATTGTATGCTATTTTGCAGAAAGAGGTATTATAAATCCTAAAAGACTTAGAAACTATATGATTATAGTTGATTTTGATAGAATGTTATCAACTAATAATGGTAGTAGAACTCATACTTGGATGGATTTATCTATAAAATATAACATTAGTGAGAGTCAAGCACAAAACATAGTTTATAAAGAAAGAAAAAAACAAAAGCCATCTAATAATATTGCATTTTAAAGTTTTGTAAGAAAATTGTGTAAAAAACCTTTACATAAAATATATTTTTGCAGTTATGAAAGAAAAATGGTATAACATACAAAACAAGAAGGGTGAAACTGCTGACATATATATATTTGATGAAATAGGTAGATATGGTGTGTCTGCACAAGAATTTATTTCAGATATAAAAAATCTAAAGAATACCCCAATCAATTTAAGAATTAATAGTTTAGGTGGTGATGTTTTTGATGGCATGGCTATGTATAACGTAATTAAAAGGAGAGAGGCTAAAACCACTGTATATATAGAAGGTATAGCAGCAAGTATTGCTACTATAATTGCTTTAGGTGCAGATGAGGTTATAATGGCAGAAAATTCTTTATTTATGATACATAATGCGTGGGGAGGTACTACTGGAGAAGCAAAAGACATGAGAAAGACTGCAGAAACTCTTGAGAAAATATCTAGCGAGTTGACAGATATTTACACTAAAAAGACAGGTTTATCAAGAGAAGCTGTTAGCGGAATGATGGATGAAGAAACTTGGTTAAATGCTGAAGAAGCATATGAACTAGGTTTTGTTGACTTAATTTCAGACTCAATAAAAGTTGCTGCAAAGTATGATATTTCTAAATTTAAAAACATAACACACGAAAAAATTAAGAATCAATTAAGTATTAACATAAATAATAAAAAAATGACTAACGAGTTAAAAGAATGGTTCAACAACAAAGTTGAAGAAATCGTTGCTGCTGTAAAAGGTGATGTAAAGGTTTCTAAAGATGTTGCTGAAGATGCAGCGATAACTGTTAATCTAGGAGATAATGAAGAAATAATGAATAAAATTTCTGATTTTGAAGCTAAGAATGTAGAGTTATCTAATAAAATTTCTTTATTAGAAGAAGAGTTAGCAACTTCTAAAGGTGCTAACGAAACTTTAACTGAAGAGGTTGAAGCGTTAAACGCAAAAATCAACAAAGCAGATGCTAAAGGTACTGAAATAAAAACTGATAGCGACCCTGTAATCGTTGAAAACAAAAAAGAAGATGCTAACGCAAGTTTTTACAATGCAATAGCAGAAAAAATGAGAAATAAATTTAATAATTAAAAAAATAAAAAAAAATGGCAAACGTAGCAAATAAAGGAACATTCGCAACTTACTCAGGTGCGAACCTAAATGAAATTTTTTATGAGCCAGTATTTAGAAGTGAGGATATTATGCGTAACTATAGGGTTTTACCTAATGTTAAGCATAAAATGAATGTATTTACTTCTGCTGCTCTAACAAAAATCGTAGCAAAATACACTGGTTGTTCAGCAACAAGTGGTTCAACTCAATTTAATATTGACGAGAAAACAATCACTGCAGGTAGAATGAGAGTTGCTCTTGAGCAATGTACTGATGAGTTCATGGGAACTTACATTGAAGAAATGTATAGAAGTGGTGTTGATGTAATGAATGTAGAAGGAACTATGTTAGCAGATGCGATTGTAAATCGTGCTGTAGCAGGTATTGCACAAGACGTAGTAAGATTAGCATGGGGTGGAGATGACTCTACTGCAAACTATCAAGGTGTAACTGGTTGGATGAAGTTAATGGGAGATGATTCAACTGTAATAAATGCAAGAACAGAATACAGTGCAGTAGCACCTACAGCACCAACTGCAGCAGAAGCACTTGGTATATTAAGAAAAATGTATGATGATGCACCAGCAGCATTACAACAAGTACCTGCTTCAGATAAGAAAATTTTTGTAACTCCTAAGACTTACAACGCTTACTTATCTAACTTAGAAGGTACTTCTGCTGATTTAGCAATTACTAACCAGCAAGATGGTGTATTAGTTGTTAAGTTTAGAGGTGTTGAGTTAGTTCCTGTTTATGAGTGGGATACTATTTTAGCAGACCTTGACCCAGCAATGTTCTTAAGAGGTGGTGTAAATGGAACGGAAGGTGCTTGTTACTGTGCAGTTGAGAACTTAATTATAGGTTCTGATGTAACTGACCCACAAGGTTCTTTCAAAGTATTTTATGATGACTTAGAAGAAAAAATGTTCTTCAGAGGTTACTTCAAGTTAGGTGTACAATTCTTGTACCCTTCACTTGTACAATGGGGAATTTTCTACTAATAGCAATGTAATGATAGAGGGAAGGTGTTAAGCCTTCTCTCTTAATTACTTTTAATTAACAATAAAAACAATAATAAAATGATAGATAATGGTATAGCAATAGATTGTTCTGCATTACAAACTGTAGGAGGTATAAAACAAATATGCCTTAGAAGTTTTAAGTCTGGTGATGCTGTTACTTTTAGTGATGACCCAGCTAAACATGATGTTACAAAAATCGTAGACAGTGGGGCTTCAACAGCGACTTGGAAACTTTTTGAATTTAAAAATGAAACTGCTGATTTGACTATAAATGCAACTAAAGAAAATGGCTCAACAGCATTTGAGTGTGGTCTTACTTTTATGATACCACAAATTAATAATGTTAAAATGCACGAATTGCAAACAATGTTAAATACTTGTATGATGGCAATAGTTGTAACTTCAAATGATGAAAAATTAGTTGTAGGATTGAGTAAGAAATATGCTAATAGCGAAACTTCACCTGAAAAAAACCAAACATTCTTAAATTTAGTAAGTATGGAAGGTGGAACTGGTGCTGCATATTCAGACCAAAATGGACTAACTATTAGTTTAATGGCTAGACAGTTTGAACTTCCAAGACAATATGACCCAGCTAGTGGTGCAGGTCTTGCAGTTAATACTTCTACTTTAACAGCAACAACAACATAGAAGATTAAAGGTATAATAATAGGTTGAACTTTGTTCGTAAAAAGTTTTGTAACATTACCCTATTAATATCTTTTTTTTGAATATGTGTGGTTGTAGTAAAAAAATAATAGATTTATCACATTTAAAAGTATATACAATTATGGCAAAATATAAGGCAAAAGAAGACGTTACAATTTATCATGGAACTAATAGCGTTATAGTGTTAGCAACAGCAACACAAGAAGAGTTAGCGTATGCTTATGAGGATTTAGGTGCAACAAATTTTATAGAAAAATTATCAAATACAAAAACAAAAGATGAGTCAAAGAAAGCAGACAAAAAGAAAAAGTCAGGTAAAGAATCTTCAGACTCAAAAGAGTAACACTTTTGAATTTGGAGTTTTTAATTTAGCGATACCTGAACATATAGAAGAGCCGCAAGACCTTACTAAAGTAAGAACTAAATTTATACCTTTTGGTACTAACAATTTATTTCCACAGTATTTAGCAGAACTTAAAAGAAAGTCATCTACACACAGAAGTGTACTTGCACAAAAAACTATTTTTACAAGTGGTGCAAAGTTTGTTACAAGCAATGAAGAAATAAAAGAATACATAAAAGATGTTAATGCTGATGGAGAGTCTTTAAGACAAGTCTTTAAAAAATTAGCAGATGATTATTATACTTTTGGTAATGCTTACTTAGAGGGAGTTTTATATGAAGGTGGTTTAAATCTATATCATATAGATGCAACTACTGTAAGAATGTCTAAAAACAAAAAAGAGGTTTATATACACCCTGACTGGGCTAGATATAATACCATGAAAGAAAAACTTACTATTTTACCACTTTATCCAAAAGTTAAAAGCAATAGGTTTATTTTACAATTTAAAGATTATGAGCCTACATTTCAATTTTATGGATTACCTGATTATACTGCAGCACTAGAACACATAGCAGTTGATTATGAGATTGGTAAATGGAATCACACAAAATTTAAAAATGGTTTCCAGCCTTCTGCAATCGTTGAGATTAGTGGAGATATGGGAGAAGAAGAAGCAAAGAAATTAGTAAGAGAAGCACAAAAGAAGTTTGTTGGTGATGGGAATAATGGTAAAATTATGTTTATCGTTAAAAATGGAGATACTTCTCAGGCTAATGTTCAGATAATAAAAGATGACCAAGAAGGTAGTTGGATAGACTTACAACGAATTACTGACCAAAATATTGTGACTGCACATAGATGGCAACCATCATTGAGTGGTTTGGTAAGTTCTGGTAAGATGAACAACACTGGTAGTGAGATAAGAATTGCTTATGATTTAGCAATGACAACAGTAATAAAAGACACATCTGATTTGTTGTTGACTGGACTTAAAAAGATATTATTTAAAGAACTAGGTTTTTTACCTGAAGATTTAATAATACAGTATGAGCCGCCAGTTAGTTTTGCTACTCAGATTGACCCTAAAGAGGTTCTTACAATAAATGAACAAAGAAGAATGTTAGATGAAGATTTACCAATGTTAAAAGAAGGAAATATGTTTATAACAGATAGAGAGCAGATTATTGTAACTAGAGATAATGATGCAGATGGCGTTGGTGATGATGATGCAGGAGACTTACAAGTAACCGAAACACAAGAATAACTATGGCAAATGTAAATCAATATAATCCTTTAGTAACAGCAGCAGAAGTTATAAGCAATAGTTTTACTAATGCAAACACTGACACTGCCTTAATATCTAATAATACTATTTTACTTGCAGAGTTAGCACATATAAAACACGCTTTAGGTAAAAAGTTTTATGAAGAAATAAAAACTCAACATCATGCTGGTACTTTAACAACTGCAAACCAAACATTGATGGATGATTTTCTAACTAGAACTTTGTGTTGGTATGTAAGATTTGAAGTAATAAATGAGGTGCAAAGCAACAGTAGTAGTATGGGTATAGTTCATAATATAGATGAGTTTTCTACTATTATAGACCCTTCTGAGTTAAATGCTTATAAGCAAGACACTTATAGAAAAGCTGAGATTTATTTAAAAGATATGATAGATTATATGGAAGATGAAGACCAAAATGGTCAATATCCTACATATGAAAGTAATAGACCTTCTAATGCTTCTACTTATAAGAATCATGGAATAATAATGTATGACAGTATATATTCAAGACCAACAAGAAACTATGGTAGTTGGAAAGATTACTGTCCTTGTGATGACTGTTAAAAATATATAAATGGCTTCAAACGAACATAAAAACTTAACTGACATAAACAGACACAATCCAAAAGGGTTTGAGTCTGCTAGTAACGATACTCTTTGTAGTAAAGACACTACTGGTACTTTAACATGGGTAGATAAAAGTCTTATAAAAATAAGCACATTTAAAATTCAGGGTTATGCAACTTGTCAAACTAATTATGAATATAGAAAAAACTTAACAGATGGTCAGTCTCCTTATGAGATAGATACAGATTATGGAAGTGCAACTGTAGGTGCTGCTACTTTAGATGTTAGTGATATTTTTAGAACTGATACTTATATACCGCACACTGCTGCTACTGTAAAATCAATAAGAGGTTGGATGGTGTCAAGTACAAATGATACAGTAACTTTAGCAATTTGTAAGGTAACTCCTGCTGATAATGTTGCTACTGCTTTAACACCTACTGTAATAGATGAAATTGCTATAAGTATGCCTGGCAATAACGATAAATTAAAAACTATAAATGAAACTACAATAACAGCACCTAGTGTTGCTGCTGGAGATTTAATTTTTCCAATGCTAAAAACAAGCGGCTCAACACCAGTTGTATATTTTAATGTTACTATAGAATTGTGTTATGACTACTAAAGAAGAAATAATAGCAATGAAAAAAGATATAACCACTATAAATGGTAAAATAGATAATATAGATGCAAAACTAGATATGATAACTGACAAACTACTAAATCCAGACACAGGTGTAACAGCAAGAGTAAACAGAAACACATCTATGAGAAAGGTATTAGTAAAAGCAATGTGGGTTATATATACTATAACTCTAGGTGCTATAATAAAAATATTTACAGAATAATAATTTAAAAAAAAATAAAATAAAATGA